TCACGATTCTGTCCACCTAACAAGCGTTTGCTGCCGCTGGGCTTCATCATGCCGTCGCACTTCAGCGAGTCGAGCGGTGGTTTCATCATCGCTGCCGATACGTCCGGTTCGATGGAAGGCGTGTATCCGGTGCTCTTTGGTGAGGTTGCGCGCATTTGCCAGCTTGTCCGTCCCGAGTACGTTCGCCTGTTGTGGTGGGATGGTGTGGTGCAAAGCGAGCAGTACTTCACGCCCGACAAGTACGATGACATCGGCAAGCTGTTCAAGCCTGTCGGTGGTGGCGGCACGACTCCCGCGTGCGTTACGCAATACATCCGGGAGAAGCAGTACAAGCCCAAGGCGGTTATCTGGCTGACCGATGGCGATTTCTACGCCCCTCCCGGTTCGCTGGATATCCCGCAGCTTTGGGGTGTCGTGGACAACCCCCGGTTCGTCCCGACGCAAGGCAAGGTTGTTCACATCAATTCGCTCTACAATTAACAACGAGGAGTAGCACAAATGGCCAAGTATGGGATCGAGACCAGCGCGATGCTGGTGGAGTTTCGCGCGAGCGTTTGGACCGCGCGCAAGCTGGACAAGTCCACGACCGACGAGGTGGTGGCAACGAAGAACGCGGGCAGCAAGGATGCGGCGCGGGTCAACAAGCACCTGCTCGCAGGGCGCACCGAGTTGGAGACGATCAACAAGTTCGTCAACAGCATGCGCAACTTCGTGTATTCCAACACGATGCCGTGGTCTGACACGGGCATTCGGCTCCTGCCCGCCGTGCAGTTCGTTGAGTTCGACCGCCGCATTCAGGATGAGTGCCAGAAGTTTTGGACGCTGGTCGCTGACTTTGAGCAGATCTATCCGACGTTAATCACGGCGCAAGCGATGGCGCTGGGTGCGATGTTCAAGCGTGATGACTTCCCGTCGGTTGACCAGATCAAGCACAAGTTCGACATCGGCGTGGTGTACATGCCTGTCCCGAGTTCGGGCGACTGGCGCATCGACATCAACAACGAAGCGCAGAAGGAACTTGCCGAGCGGCTGGAGAAAATCGCGGATGATCGTGTCGAGCAAGCTAAGCAGCACGTCCGCAACCTGATGCACGAGCACCTGAAGCGCATGTCGGATCGGCTGGTGGTGGAGAGCGTCAACGGCAAGGACAAGGGCCGCATCTTCCACGACACGCTGGTGGACAACGGCATCGAGCTTTGCGAGATGGTCAAGGCGCTCAACATCACCAATGACCCGGAGATCGAGCAGATCCGTTCGCGCATGGCGCAAGCGATGTCGGGGGTAACTGCAGAAGAGTTGCGTAGCAACTTCGCCGTGCGGTCTGAGGTCAAGACCAGCGTCGATGAAATTCTCAACAAGTTCTCTTGGTAAGGAAAGCACAATGGCAAAGAAAAAAGTAAAGCGGGAAAACGTATTCCGTGCAAGGCGCAGGGGTCCTGTCGCCGTGCAAGAACCCTCCAAGGTGAACGACATCCAAGTCGGCGGGGATCATTACAAGAAGTACGGCGACCTTCAGCCGTGGGACATCTGGACGCTATGGAACCTCAACCCGTTCCAAGCCGCCATCCTTAAGTACGTCGTGCGCTACCGCGACAAAGAAGGCGTGAAGGATTTGGAGAAGGCGCGACACTTCCTCGACAAGCTGATCGAAGTGGAGGGGAAGAAATGAAAACCGAACGTGTACCTGCCAACTGTTTCGTAGAGAAGCTGATGTGCGACTGCGGCACGGAGATGAAGATGCAGTTCCCGACGGTCAAGCCGGATGGCAAGGAAGTCTTCATCCATGTCTGCCCTGCCTGCTCGTCGTTCCATGAGGATGTGGTGCAGTTCCCCCGGCTGGTGTGGGAGGCAGCGTGAAAGCACTGGTAGCTGTGGCGATATTTTCGGTAGTGGTTTCAGGGGGACTTCTTTTTTGGATGGGGTGGAAAAACGAAGAAGCCAAAGCGGCATGTCGTGAACGTGGTGGAGTCCCGGTGCTGTTCAGGGAAGGGATCATGTGCTTCGCCCCGGGGGTGGTGAAATGAAAAAGCAACTCCTCATTGGCTGCGGTGCCCGCCGCAACAAAGTCATGGACCCGGAGGGGGTGGGTCCGGAGTGGGGGCACCTCACCACGCTGGACATCAACGAGGATCACAACCCCGATGTGGTGTGGGATCTGTGTCGTCTACCGCTGCCCTTTACGGACGAGCAGTTCGATGAGATCCATGCCTACGAGGTGTTGGAACACACGGGAGCGCAGGGGGACTACAAGTTCTTCTTCGCCCAGTTCTCTGAGTTCTGGCGCATCCTCAAGCCCGGTGGCTGGCTGGTGGGCACGGTGCCCGAGCCGGGGTCCGTCTGGGTCTGGGGGGATCCGTCGCACACCCGAGTGCTTCAGCCCGAGAGTTTTATTTTCTTGTCCCAACAGGTTTACAAAGACAACGTGGGAAAAAACCCGATGAGCGACTTTCGTTATCTCTACAAAGCAGATTTTGAAATGCGGTTCCAGCATCGCCACGAAGGGCTTTACATTTTTGCGTTGCAAGCAGTCAAAGCATAAACATCATGAGTCAGTCATCCAAAGCACTGCCACTGATCGCCGTTCTGTTGTTGACCGGCTGCGGCAGGGATGCGTCGGTGATTGAGGCCGATAACAAGGTTCTTTGCTCCTTGGACGGCAGGGCGTTTTTGGTTACGCCGAGGATTGGCGATCTCTCTTTCACTCAGCGTATCGTTCCCGCAGACCTTCTCTGCAAGGAGTACCGCAAATGAATCAGCCCCAATCGCGCTCGCGTGAGTTGATTGCTGAGGGCCGCGCAGTTATCGCCGGGATGAAACGGAATGGGTATAGCGACATCCTGTGGGAAAAAATTCTGGATGCGATTGAATCGGAGTGGTCGGAGACAGGGCCGAGCGATGCCGTGGAACTTCTGCGCCAGTGCGTGAACGTCATGGGGTTTGTCGAGCCTGAAATACAAGGCGGATGGTCCCCGGACGGCCCGTATCACCGGGCTAAGGAATGGCTGTCGCGCCTCAGTGAGAGGCAGGGCGGATCGTGAAAGCCAAGCCCGTTTCCGTTGTCGTGACACCGCTACAGGCCGATCAACTCTGGTGCATGGTACTGGCGGCGGAAGTAGCGCCATCAGCAACCAAAGCTACCAAGTGCGTCTGCAAGCGTCTGCGGGACAAGATTCTCGCGGCCAAGCGGCGCAGTGCTAAGGGACGGCGTGAGTAGTTGCATAAAAGACAACAACTGGAGAACAACGATGATCTATAACGCAGACACGATTCAGCAGCAGTGGACCGAAAAGGCGAGGATCAATGGTCGGTGGGTTCTTGCCCGCCCGCTGTCGGGGCCTTTCTGGTGGCGCGTAAAGGCCGCATGGGGCGTCTTGACCGGGCGCTATGACGCACTGGAGTGGACCGACCAACCGCGCCGTGGCGAGGGGCAGGGCTGACGATGGACGACGCCAAGTTTATTAAGCAGCTAGACAACATCCATGACCCCGTAGAGGCACTAAAGGCCATTGTCGAGAACGAGGGATTCATGGGGTATGACCCGTACTACAGAGATCTGAGGGCTGCATTGCTCGCTATGGCCGAGCGTGTTTTGAAGGAGAAGACCAAATGAGCAGCGAGGACAAGCAGCGCCAGCAGAACGGGCACGAAGGCAAGACGGACGCCGAATTGCTGGACTACGGGCGGCACGTTAGCCGCATGATGAAGGCAAACGGTTACCACGGGATCGTTTGGGACGAGGTGCTGGACCGCTTTGAGCGCCTCACGCGATCTTCGTGCGCTGCCACTGTTCCGGAAGCCGACTTGTTCGTCGGGTTCAACAAGCGGATGGAGGAGCGGCAATTTCACTCCCGCGATGTCGCCGTGGCTTTGGGCTACGACTTCAAGATCGTGGAATATGTGCGGCGCGACAAACTATCCGCCGTCCCCGAGTCCGGGCGGATGGAATTCAGCAAGGTCAGCGACTCGACGAACTGGAACCCGGACGCGGATAGCGGTTCCGAGGCGATCAATGCGGCGGGGCAGGAAGTGGAGACAGGCGGAGTTTCGTCCCACGGTCCCGGCCCGCAAGCTGTCACGGACGAAGAAAGCACCGTGCCTGCCCCCGCCGCGCCCACGCCGAGGACGGATGCGATGCTGGAAAAGCCAACCTTTGAGGCATACGGGAGAATGGCCGACTTCGCCCGCCAGCTTGAGCGCGAGTTGGCCGAGAAGGATGCGCGGCTGGGCGGCATCCTGTTATCTGGCGTTTTGGACGGTGTGAAGTGCGGCGACCTCCAACGGTGGCGGGATGAGTTCAAGGCGAAACTGTCCGCCTCCTCTGCCATCCCGCCAAGCGTGGACCCTGTGATCGCAGGTATCGTCGCGTGGGCGAACGGCGAGCAACCTACCCCGCGTGACGAGAACCAGATCCGCGAGGCGCGGGCGCTGATTGATGAGTCCTACGACTTTATGATGAAGGAACTGGATGCCGGGCGCGGGAAAGGCAAGATGTTCGATATGGCCCACCGCCTGCGGCACAGCCTCCGCGACCTGTACCGGATCATCACAGAAGCGTCCGCCCTGTCCTCCACCACTGCGCCGGTTTGCCAGTACGCCGCCGACGTAGGGATGCCTGAATATCGGTGCGCCAAGGAGTGCCAGTACGCGCCGCGCTCCGCAACCGCGCCAAGACAGGAGGGCTAAATGCTTTGGGCTATCGGCATTGCAAGTTTCGTTGTCGCCGTCATGCTGGAGGGATGGGCGATAAGTGTCCTGTGGGGCTGGTTTATGGTCCCGGCCTTTGGCTTGCCAGAACTGCGCATTCCCTTTGCTGTTGGGCTGGCGCTTATCGTCGGGATGCTTACCTACAGGGTGCGCAAAGACGAAGATGTGCCCGATACGGCGCACCTTCTTGTCCATGGCTTAGTGACGCCGTTCGTGTTTCTCGCCATCGGATGGTTCGTAAAGTTGGCAGTCTAGATAGAACTGGAGAGGCTATGACCTACAGGATTGAGTTTTCAGAGGACGGCGGGTATGACTCCATGTACGGGGCGTTTGCGATCATGGATGGCAACGCCACTGTCTGCGTGGTTGACCTTCAGTACCACGGCCAACAAGCCTGCGAGTTGGATGACCCCGCCGCTATTGAACGGGGCCGAATCGTGGCGCAAAAGATTCTGGACGGATTGAATGCCAGTGCTGACGTAGACGGGCGCATCCTGAAGCGGTTGCGGGCCTCCTTTGATGGTATGCCCGCAGGGACGACTTACACGAAGGAAGCCATCGTCCAGATCATCGACATCGAATCACAGTCCAACTCACCGAGGGGCGACAAGTGACCGAGTACATGGGAGAGGTATGGCAGGACGGGAAGAAGGTTGCAGCGACGTATGGGACCAAGTACGCACAGGTCAACTCCGAAACCGCCCACTACGCAGCCCAATACGCCCAAGATGGCCCGGTGACTGTGCGGCTTTTTGAGAAGCGTGGAAAACGCTGGATGCTGGTTGGCAATACCGATAGATAAACCATCCGCCCTAACCAACACCGAGGAGGAAGTAGTCATGCCCGCCATCACCAACGCTAGTCGGTACTTCCCTATCCCTACCAAGTGCCCGTTTGATGGGTGTCGGGGTAGGAGTATTGTCACTGAAACAAGGCAACGCGGAAACTGGATATACCGACTTCGCCGCTGCCACAAGGACCCCAGCCACCGCTGGAGTACCGAAGAGTTAACAACCAAGATGTGGGAGAAAAGTAAGATGCGTCATACGAGGGTAAGATGAATGACCCGGTGCAATACACGGTACAGATGCAGGGCATCCTCAACGCCTATAAGACTCTGACCGCCAAGTCGTTCAACGTCGACCATAACAACGCCATTGACATGCTCACGCAACTGAAAGAACTGTGCGAGATGGCGATTAAGCAGCACCAATACAAAAAGTAACAACACAGGAGAAGCACATGGACTACGATACAACCAAGCCGGTGTACGTCTACACGCGCACCCAGCTTTTCATGCATGACATGTGGATCTGGTTTCAAGGGGCGCTGTTTGGCGTGGCCAGCACGGTCACGGTATTCATCCTCTGGTGGCCGAAGAAATGAGCAACTACAACAAGACGGCGCTAACCAAGGCGATTGCATACTTGCGCAGCCGCAACAAGTACATCATGGACAAGTCCTGTACGTTCAAGCCCACCAGCGCGGCGGCAACGGATGTACGCGCAACATGGGAGACGTACAACAAGGAGCGAGCAAATACCGTGAGGAGATTGAAGTGATGTTGACCAACCACAAGGACCTGAAAAAAATCCTGCGGGAAGCTGAAGTCAACGGTTGGGTGTTTGAGAAACGCAGAACCCACATCAAGGGTAAGCACCCTAACGGGCAAACCGCGACGATCAGCATCTCACCCAGCGACTATCGGGCGTTGAAGAACATCCAGCGGGATCTCAAGCTGCGTTTACAACCATAGGAGCGACCATGCCATACACGAAAATGCCACGACCGTACAAGCACGAATATGTTCTTCAAAAGAAACGCGGGGAGCACGACAAGCGTATGGAAAGGCAGCGGGCCCGACGTGCAATGGACCGTAAAGGAGTTGATCGTACAGGTAAGGCTGTTGATCACATCAAGCCGCTTAGCAAAGGCGGAACCAACGCGCCGTCAAACCTGCGGCTGGTAGCGTTTAACAAAAACTCTTCGTTTTCTCGCAACAGCGATCACACGGTCAAGCGCAACAGGCCCAAAAAATGACGCCGGAAGGAAAAGTAAAGAAGAAAGTGAAGAGCGTGTTAAACGGTACGCCGAACTGCTGGTACACCATGCCCGCTACTTATGGTTACGGCAGATCTGGAGCGCCCGACATAATCGGCTGTTTCCGGAGTTTCTTTTTTGCCATTGAGTGCAAAGCGGGATACGGGAAAGTAACGGCGCTGCAAGAACAAGCTATTGACAAAATAGAAAAGGCAAACGGCACTGTGTGGGTTATATCTGATAAAAACGTTGACTCGTTTGAGAGCGAGTTTTCAGAATGGTGTGCGCATGTTACCGGAGGCTAAATGGTTATGTCTGTAAAAGTAACTTTTGAACGCACAGCAGAAGAAGCAGATTGCGAAGCGCTGGGGCAAATGCTGCTTGGCCTGCTGGAGAAAGTTGTCAACGACAGCAGCGGCATGTTGGTTGTACACATCAACGCATCCGAACTTAGCGTGATGCCCATTAACATGGATCCGGAAACCGTGCAATTGTGCGCAAGTTTAATTAACAACATGATGAAAGACTTGAAAGAGCAAACAAGCTCTGACAGGACGCTTAACTGATGAAACCGTACAAGCGGGTGATGGTGCTGGATTTTGAGACGTACTGGGACAGCCGCACTTACACACTATCCAAGATGACAACCGAGCAATACGTCCGGGACTCGCGCTTTCGCGCGCACGGATTGGCGTGGCGGTGGGTTGACAGGGACGATGGCTTCACTTGGGTATCGAACGAAAACATACCTGCGTTTATTGCGTCAATTGCATGGGACCAGACAGCGGTGCTTGCGCACAATGCGCAGTTCGATGTGGGTATCCTGTCATGGCGATACGGAGCCAAGCCCGCTTTCATCTTCGACACGCTCAGCATGGCGCGGGCGTTGCGTGGGGTGGAGGTGGGTAACTCCCTTGCAAAGCTTGCCGAGGAATTTGGCCTGCCGCCCAAAGGTAAGGAGCTAGTGAACTCCGATGGCGTGGAGGTACTGTCGGCGGAGCAGGAGCAGCAGTTAGCTGGGTACTGCAAGCATGATGCGTTTCTGTGCCTTGAGATCTTCAAGCGGCTGGCTGATGGGTATCCGACATCCGAGCTTCGCCTGATCGACATGACGCTGAAGATGTTCACCAACCCGGTGTTGACGCTGGATAAGCACATGTTGGTAGAGGCGATTCATGCCGAGAAAGAAAGCCGGGAGGCCTTGCTTGTTCGTCTTGGACTGGACGACGCCATGCTGGCCAGCAACGAGAAGTTTGCCCAGACGTTGCAGAGGCTTGGCATTACGCCCCCCACCAAGATAAGCAAGACCACCAAGAAAGAAACGTATGCGTTTGCCAAAAACGACGCACTCTTCCAAGCATTGGTCAACTCGGACAGGGAGGAAGTGGCACTGCTGTGCGAAGCTAGGCTGGCGGTAAAGTCCACGCTGGAGAGAACTCGGGCGCAGCGTTTCCTTGATATCGCGCAGCGCGGCACCTTGCCTGTACCGTTGTCCTACTACGGAGCGCACACGGGGCGCTGGGCGGCGAGCAAAGGCAGCGGGCTCAACATGCAGAATCTGAAGCGTGGGTCGTTCCTGCGCCGCGCCATCGGGGCCCCTGTTGGGTATGTGCTTGCCGTGGCTGACTTGTCCCAGATCGAGCCAAGGGTGCTGGCGTGGCTGGCGGACTACCGGGATCTTATTAACATCTTTCACAAAGGCGGGGATCCGTATGCGTCCTTTGGGGCGCAGATGTTTGGCATCCCCGGCATGACCAAAGACTCGCATCCGGCGTTGCGCCAGAGCGCTAAGAGCGCCCTGCTGGGGGCAGGCTATGGGCTGGGGTGGGCTTCGTTCTCGGCGCAACTGTTGACCGGATTCCTTGGCGCACCGCCCATCCTCTACGACAAGAAGTTTGCTAAACAGCTTGGTGTAACTGGCCAGATAATGGCAGACTTTATGGAGCACGTTCCTAACATGGAAAAGGTCGCGGGCATCCCCCGCACCTGCACCAGCGACGAGATCTTGATCCACGCTATTGCCGCCAAGCGGATCATCGACAAGTACCGGGCGGCAGCGCAGCCCGTGGTGGAGTTCTGGCAGTTGTGCGATGCAATGATCCACAGCAGTCTGGTGCATGGGCGCGAGTTCAAGCACAAGTGCTTGGGTTTCCAAAAAGAAGCGGTTGTACTACCCAACGGGATGAAGTTGCGCTATCCTGCTCTCTCAGGAAAGCCCGACGAAAAAGGCCGGGTGCAGTGGACGTACGGCAACGGCAAGAAGCTGTACGGTGGCAAGCTGACCGAGAACATCGTTCAGGGTGTCGCACGCTGCGTGATGACAGACGGGATGCTGCGTATCCAGAAACGCTACCCTTGCGTGCTCACGGTTCACGACGAAGTAGCTGCGCTCGTGCCGGAGGCCGAAGGCGAGGAAGCATACAACTGGATGCTGACGCAGATGACGTTGGAGCCGAAGTACCTGCCGGGCATTCCGCTTGCGGCAGATGGGGGGTTTGCAAAGCGCTATGGGGATGCAAAAAAATAAGGACACACATGAGACTCAAGTTACCTAGCAAAGTCAAAGTTCGTAGCCGCACTTACGCGGTCAAGCGAGACAGCAAAGTACCACAGTCTATCCTTGGTGACGTTGATGTGCGGTTGCGTGAGATTCGCATCAGCACGAAAAAGCTGCATCACAGCGAAGTATCCGATACGTTCTGGCATGAAGTTACGCATGCCATTCTGTACGACATGCGTTCACAGCAATGGAAAAACGAACGCTTCGTGACGGCGCTCGCTTCCCGTATCAACGAAGTTTTCTTGCAGCTTCCCAAATGAAAATACAATGGTCGCATACCGCGCTGAAGGACTACGAGAACTGCCCGCGCAAGTACCATGAAGTGCGGGTGCTCAAGAACTTCAAGATCCACAAGACCGAGAAAATTCTCTATGGCGACAGGTGGCACGCGGCTGCCGAAGCGTATGCCAAGGGTGAAGGTCTTGCCGAAGAGTTTGCCAACACCGACCTCAAGGGGATCGTTGATGCGCTGCTGTCCAAGCCCGGACTCAAGTTCTTTGAGTACCAGATGGCGCTTAACGACAAGCTGGAGCCGTGCGACTGGTTTGCCGACGAGGTATGGGTACGGGGTATTGCGGATGTGTTGATCGTGGATGAAGAAAACAAAACTGCGTGGGTCGTGGACTACAAGACTGGCAACGACCGGTATCCGGATCGGGGCCAGCTTGAACTGATGGCGCACTTGGTATTCGCGCATTTTGAAGACGTAATGCAAGTCAACGCAGCGCTCGTCTTTGTGCTCAAGAACAGCATGGTGAAAGAAAAATACATGCGCTGGGACTCTGATGAAGTGTGGTGGAAATATCGTGAACGCATCGCGCGCATTGCAGCCGCGCATGAAGCTGGCATATGGAACCCACAAAGATCCGGCCTGTGCGGCTGGTGCGAAGTACTGACATGCGAGCACAACCCGAAAGGGTAAGTCGCGGTTTTGCTACAGGCTTGAAGAACACAATACAAAAACTTGACGAAGTGCTGGACGAGCTTAAACACTTGTCTACAGAAGATGTGCGTAATGCGTGGGCCGCAAAGTTTGGGACAGAATGGGTAGCTGAAAACAAAGTATTTGACGCTTGTACGTACGATGGATTTATTCAAGCTTTGTATTGGCGTTTGATTCGTGAAAGACAGTTTAATTTTTCTCAATCAACACAAACGTTTCGTTTGAAACCCGAAAAAGATAATGGAGATCGTTGAAAACAAAGCGCTGCTGTTGCGCACGCGAAACCCGCACAAGTACAAGATCATTCCCAAGAGTCGCGTGTTGGGGGCCGTTGGTGATGGCATGCATGAAGTCCTTGTTTACTGGGGGCTAGATGAAGCGCGGGTGCTTAAAAACCTTGGCGTGCGGCAAGTGCCTTCTCCTATCGTTGCGCAGTACGACTGGCCGGGTCGGTACAAACCGTTTGCCCATCAACGCGACACGTCTTCTTTCCTTACGCTGCACCGCCGGGCGTTCGTATTCTCTGAACCGGGTACGGGCAAGACACTGTCAGCGCTGTGGGCTGCGGATTACCTGATGCGTCGGGGAGAAGTGCGGCGGTGCCTTATCCTGTGCCCGCTATCCATCATGCAGTCGGCGTGGCTTAACGACATCGGACGAAGCATTATTCATCGCAGCGCCATCGTGGCCCACCATTCAAACGCGCAACGCCGGGTCCAGATGATTAAGCAGGACTACGAATTCGTGATCATCAACTATGACGGCCTGCCGCTGGTGGCCGATGCAGTGGTCAAGGACGGACGCTTTGACCTGATCATCGTGGATGAAGCCAATGCGTACAAAAACGTAACGACCAAGCGTTGGAAAGTTTTGAACAAATTGCTGACACCCAAGACATTTCTGTGGGCTATGACGGGCACGCCTGCATCGCAGTCGCCGTTAGATGCCTACGGGCTGGCAAAGCTGGTGAATCCTACTGCGGTGCCGCAATTTTTCACGGGCTGGCGCGACAAAGTGATGTACAAGGCAACGATGTTCAAGTGGCTTCCTAAGCCTCGCGCTAAGGAGCAGGTGTTTGAAGTATTGCAACCTGCCATCAGGTTCACCAAAGAACAGTGCTTGGATCTGCCCCCAGTGCTTCAAGTTGAGCGCGATGTTCCGCTGACGGCCCAACAAAACAAGTACTACGACATGCTCAAAGAACGCTTGATGATTCAAGCGGCTGGAGAAACTATTTCAGCGGTTAATGCTGCTGTCAGTGTAAACAAGCTTTTACAGATTAGTGCAGGTGCAGCATATACGGATAATCAAGAAGTTGTTGAGTTTGATTGTGCACCGCGCTTGAACGTATTGCTGGAAGTCCTTGAAGAAACAGAGCGTAAGGTGTTGGTGTTTGCTTCATACAGGCACAGCATCGACACTATCATGGCGTTTCTGGCCAAGAACAATATCGTGGCAGAGCAGATTCACGGAGATATAGCTGCAACGAAACGGTCTAAGAT